GGTCCAGACACGGGCGTAGTAGTAGCTGTCCTCAAAAGGTAGCGTCCAGGACAACGCTGCACCGTTGTTCACCGGCATGGTGCTGGTGACGCGTGAGAGCTGCAGGAGCTGTGGGACATCAATACGCAGACAACTCACGCCGTTGAAGTTCACCAGTTCGTGGTCGAGCAGGTTTGTTGCGATAGGTTGCAGCGGTGAGGTCTGCTCTGTGTTATAGACCACCTGTAGCTCACCTGAGGAAAGCAGACGGACTTCAATCGGGTGGAGCAGGGTGAACGCATAGTCGTTCTTCACGGTGAAGCGCGTGTAGCGTGGTATCACCAGGCGAGACATACGGGTAGTCGTATCGAGCACCATGGCGTTAACCATCTGGTCATACGGCATCAGCAGGTGCGCTGGCATCTGTGCCGGAGAACTGAAGCGACCAAGATAGTCCGTATCCGACATCACGCAGTACAGGTCCTCTTGCGTGTTGGCGAGTACCGCATAGCGACGACGGTCTAGCGCCAACGCTTCGTTAATCGCCACGACAGATTGCGTGGAGCCGATTTCCAGTAACTGCACCAACGGTGACAGTGGGTCAGGGATGACGTCCCCGCCGAGTTTGGCCTGCATGTAATCGATACCTACGCGTTGGAAAGACATCGGGCTGCGCGTAGCCATCTCCATCATGGCCCGCAGGTCGTAAGTAGACTGGTCTGACATGTAGTATCACCTTATCGTGTAGTGGTGGTGTTCGGGCCACCCGGATAGGTCGCACCGTCAATGGTGGAAGCCGCACTAAAGTACGAGGACGAGAACGACTCCTGCGTTTCCGGGACGCCTTTGAAGTCGGCCGACATACTGGCGTTATCTGCACCGCGTACAATGCCCTGCATCAGACGCTGATATTCCGCCTTCTCGATAAACCAGCATAGCTCCTGGGTATACGGATGGATAAGCGGGTAGCAGTAGCCGTTGAACAAATCACGCTGGTCAACCGGCACGCGGTAGTAGTCAGACGACTTGAGCTGAATGTTGCTGTTATAGAGAGAGTCACGGTTGACAATCTCCAGGTCGGGGTTGAACGCGGCGACAGTGTCGTTGAACTCTTTCAGCAGAATCGGGTCATTGTAGTAGATACCGAAACACTGGTAGTTGATACTGACTTTGTCGTTGCTGCGCTGGAAGTTGTCGTTGGAGTCGAAGTCGAACACTCCACCCCATGGAACGGCTGTCGGGAAACCTACCCCGCATGCAGCCCAGTACTTCACATAGCGACGACCCGGGTCAAGTATCAGGCGATAGCAACGTGACACGTAGTCGATACGGTTAAACGCGTTGTTCCAGGGATAGGGATACATTTTACCCAGATACACGTTCACCGCATAGCGCAGCCACATGTCGTGAATAAACAGCGGTAATCCCCCTTCGACGTTGTGCAGAGTCATGGTCATGTTCCATGGACCGTGGTGTTCATACACACCGTCAATCATTCCCCAGGATTCCCCGAGAATCCCTTCTTTTGAGGCGTACTGCTGCACCTGCGGGTCGAGGTGACCGGAGATGGAGGTCACGAGATTCGTGAACGGGGTAATGAATGCTTGTTTCTGATTCACCAGTCGACTGTCGTAGCCATTATTCTGTGACCCCCAAGGGTCGAGAATCGCACGTATGGCGCGCGCGTACGTCAATTCGTCACTGGAGTTCATGACAGACAAATACCTATCCTGTGTAATGTTAGCAGGATGCAGGTTTAAGTCTGGGCGGGTCATGAAAGTTAACCCGACCTGGTCAGTTGCTGTCGGCAGGCGAATACTCGGTACATTGAGGTTCAGCCCGTAGAGCATCTGGAAGCCTTGTGCCTTGTAGTCGCCGAAGCCGTTAATGCGATATATACGCGAGAGGTCGGATTCGTACGCCGCTGTGCGTTCGTCGGACTGCGGTGCAATATCACTCATCTAATTATCCTTCTAAGTCAGAAAGGGGAGCCGAATGGCACTTACACTCAACCCGTTAAGTACGCTGGAGATGTTCTCGAACCTCCCGAACTTCTTACGCAGCTCGGGGGCAAAGTCACTACTGGAGTACACCTCATCCTCGCGTATTGAACCTAACGCCATGATTGAAGCGGGTATCTGGAACGCTGACTACATGCCAGACGTTATCCAGTCCGCGACGTCTATGTTCGCGTCGATGTATTTGGCTGCAGTGAGCCTGTCCACAGTAATCGACGGTGTGACCGTGGCAGGGAAGCTCGACCAGTTCTCAACCAACCGTCAGCCGCTGAACTCCATGGCCGACACGATTGCCTCGATGGTAGCCATTGAGCAGTTCAAGTTTGGTCTGCCGCCGATTTCCCAGGTAGCGACCGAAGGTGTGCTGTTCGACCGTCTTATCGGTAAAGATGAAGACGCATCTACTCCAGCGACCGTGGGTCAAACCACCGTGCGTGAGAACCTCAACGTCCTGCGTGAGAACAACAACCTCTCCGTGGGTAAAACGCTGAACGTGGAATTCACGGTCAACGGTGAGAAAGCCTCCGCAACGGTCAACGTGCGCATGAACACCATCCCGGTTCCAGCGAAAGGATTAATCAACATCCTGGAAGGCGGTGCACCTGACACCAACACCAAAGAGCGTGGTTGGAAAGTCAAGACCGGTGAGCTGCACTGGCTGTGGGACATGGTAGGCTGTGCTGACCTGCTGGACAAGCGTCGTAAGGCTATCCTGAACGACCCGACTGGCATCTACCTGAAGACCATCAAAGACCAGCGTCGTAACTCTATGGCGGGCTGGCTGTCAGGTAAACCGTCTGTGGCACAGGCATCCAACATCGTCGTCATGTCGAAAGACACGGCCCGTGACCTGGAGCGTCAGCTGACCATCCGTATGGACAAGTTCAAAGAGCGTGAGCGTCTGTTCGAGAACTCATCCATTCTGGTTATCTACGTCATCGACGACAACTATAACCACGTCGATGCTTATTTCCGCACCATCGAAGGGCACACGAGCTTCTCGCTGTCCTCCATGAAAAACGCGGTGAAAGGCGGCGTCGACATCAAACAGATGATGGACATGGTGATTGGTAACCGTGCCCCTACGTTCTAAGGAGTAGTGACCCCATGTCGATGATTCAAGAGTTCTTCGGTTCCATCATCCCAAGCTTTGACCGTTCGCGCTTGATTGATACCGTGTCCTCGACTCGTGAGATGTTGACCAACGAGACGTTGCCGATGTACACCGAGTGCGTTGAGTTCAAAGGTTTCCCGGGTGTGCAACCGTTCAAATCCAACCAGATGAAGAACTTCAATAAAATCTTCATGCGTGAAGTCAATCCGCGTATGAACTTTATCGAAGGTACGGCGCAGGTGTTCACTAACCTGACCAACGACTTCGCTGTGTTGTCCGAAGCGGTAGAGAAGCACTTTGCGCAGCGCCATAACCCCAAATTGGCGTTGACCTACCAACACCTGACCTTCTTGCGTATGATTGAACTCGTACGCTTTGCTTCGCGTTATGCGCGTCGTATGCTGAACTACATGTACATGTATGAGACGCCTGCGACGTTCTCCCGTGTTGCGACCAACGGCCAAATGCCGAAAGGTGAAGTTAAGTGGCTGGAAGCCAACATGATGGGCTACTGCCGCACCATGCATTTGCTCTCCAAACGTATGACCGATATCCTGCGTGAAATCCAGTCCATGCCGGATACTGTCTACAACCCGGAAGCAGAGGACGCGGTTGGTGCGGTAGTGGGTGCCCGTAAGATGGACCCCCTTGGCCTGGGTTATATCCCAATTATCTCCACCGCCATCTGGGCGATTGGGTCACGTTGGGTAGACTACCAGGCAGCAGAGCTGCTCGAAGCGCGTCAGGAACGTGAGCTGGTACAGTTACGCCTGGCGCAGTATAAAGCCGCTCAGCAGGGTAACTTCGATGCAGCCGCAGAGAAGGTTATTAAGGTCAACGAGGAACGCCTCAACGAGCTGACGTATAAAATCGTCAAACTCTCTGAGCGTTACGGTGTCGAGGCAGACTTATGATTACTACCTACCAGAGCTACCCATCAGGGTTCCGGGTACCGGTAGTGACAGGGTTTCGCGCCGACACCGCCGGTGACCCTCGCGTGGCGGAGTTCGTACGTGTACTGAATACGTCACGTACCACCCGGGTAAACAGCTGGGAATTCCGCCGCGATGTCCTGATTACTGCCATGAAACTGTTCGGGGATTTCCGTGAGTTTCTGGCAGCGCAGGAAGACAACGCCGCTATCAGCCCACATCAGCGTAACCTGTTGACCGATACCATTCAGTACATTAACTGTGGTAAACGGCCGTTTACGCTACGTATGCGTGCAGAGCTCATCCAGGCTGAACGTCAGGATGGATATAATACCTGGCCTACCAAACCGATGCGTCTGTTCCAACAGCTCACGGTGCCGGTAGAGGATTATATGTACTGTTGGCAGCAGCATGACGAAGGCTTTATCGACTTAGTATGCACGCTGAATCTGATTTTCGGGGAACCGACCCGGTCCGGGTTCCACCCTGATTAACTGTAATAACTCTTGCAAGAGGTTTTAACAATGGGCAAATTTATGTCAAGCCGTACCCCGGCTGCATCACGTTACGCGCAGGAAGACTATCAGCAGCCTGGTGGCGGCGATGTGGATGAATCCGCAGTACTGGCTAACCAGGCCGAGCAGGCCATGGAAGACGTTATCGACGGTTCCGAAGAGCTGGTAGCTCTGAGCAACGACGGTGACGAGCTGGTTGAAACCTACGGTGAAATCCTGCCTGAAGTGCAGGCGCTGGTTGACCAGTCTCAGGAAGCCGGTGGTCTGGCTGTAGAGTCTGTGGCCTTCCTGGCTATCCTCGGCGACAAACTGGGCGTGGAAATGCCAACTCAGGTTGCGACCGAATCCTACACCGGTGGTCGTTCTAACCAGGCCCGTCGCATGGCGATGGAAGCGGTTACTGCACACCTGGGCAACTGGTGGCAGGCGCTGAAGCGCTGGCTGACCAAGATGTGGAAAAAGCTGAAGGACTGGTGGAACAAAACCTTCTCCGGCGCTGCATCTGTTAAAGCTGCTGCAGAAGCACTGAAAAAACGTGCTCAGGGCATGACCAGCAAAACCGTGAAGAACGAAAACGTGACTTTCGGTGGCGTGGAATACCTGATCAACAAATCTGCCAAAGTCAGCTCCGGTGACATCCTGTCGGGCATCAAAAACATCGACAGCTCTATCGAAACCCTGCTGGGTGACCACGTTCGCCGTATTAGCGACTCGGCTAAGACCGTAGTTGAGAAAATGGCTGACCTGGCCTTCGATAAAGAAGACGGCGCAAGCGGCGGCTTCAACCTGGCCTCTAACCAGAGCCACGTTGCTATCACCGAAGCGATGAAAGCTGTGAAAGAGAACGTCAACAAGACGGCCGCTTCTCTGGGCATTACCCACACGCCACCAACCAGCGGCGCGCTCGGTGTGAACCCAGTGTTCAGCAAAAACCTGCCTAGCGGTGCTACTGCGAAGGTTTCCCCAGAATTCCTGGGTAACCGCGTGCTGTACATCATCGAAGGCCCAGAAGGTATCCGCTTCGACTTCGATGCTGCCGGTAACAAGACCAGCGAAGCTGAACTGGAGCCGAAAGCTCTGTCTATCTCCGAAGTGACTAACGTTGCGGGTGTGATTGCAGACGTTTGTAACACCATCGTGCGTGCTAACGCCTCTATCAACTCCAACGACAAGGTCAAACGTGACCTCGAATCTGCGGGTGATAAAGTTGAGCGCGTACTGGCCTCTACCGACAAGTCTGGCGACGGCGCTACCAAGCTGTCCTCTGCGTTCCAGCGCAACGCGCGCGCGATCGCATCGCTGCTGGACGAGCCACAGCACAAGTTCACTGCTTATGCACTGAACGTGTGTAATGCGGCAATCCGCTACGGTAACGCTTCACTGGCGACCGCCAGCTGATAACGTGACTTTTCCTCGGGGTATCTTATGATACCCCACTGTAAATAGATATTCAAAGAGGTTATGACCATGGGTCGAATTATCAACCAGTACGTTAGCGAAGCATATCAGGGTTCCCAGGCGACGTTTGAAGACGCCGACGAGGGTACCGAAGCGGTCATCGCCGCCGACCAGGCTGCCGACGTTGTAGCTAACGATGCGACGATGGACCAGGTTTACGCGATGCAGGACAATGCTGAAAACATGTCCGCTACCGCTGACTTCATCGATGCCAACGTGAACACCCGTGACGGTGGCGCAACTGAAGGTGAAGTCGGTCTGGCCGAGCAAGTTGCTGACCTGGCTACTCAGGGTACTGGCGACAGCTCCGAGCAAGTTATGCCTGCGGCTGAATCCTACGTGGGTTCTAAAATCGCAACCGAAGGTTTCCGTGAAACCGTGCGTAACATTACGCAAGCGATCAAGCGCATGCTGCGCACCGTGTTCGAACGTCTGAAACGCTTCTGGAAGAAGATGTTTGGTCGTTGTAAGCCAATCATGGCTGACGCTCAGAAACTGGCTGCCCGCGCGAAAGCGGCTGGCGGTAAGCACCTGAACGACAAAACCATGGAAGTGGGCTCAACTATTGCTACCGCGTGTGTATGGGGCAAGAAAGTTGAGCGTAGCGTGTCTCAGGTTCTCTCTCACTTCGAGAAGAACGCCGACATGCTGCTGAAAGACATGTACGGCTCTGCACTGAAGCAGAACCTGGACCTCGGCGAAGCACTGGTTGACGCGCTGAACGACATCGACGGCACTGCTGATTCCGTGAAGAGCGGCATCGACAAACTCGTCTCTGTTGGCGAAGCTAAGTACAAATCGTTCGTTAGCTCCTTCGCGAGCGACAGCGTGAGCGACAAACGCTTCGAGTCTTCTTCACACGACGTGAAAGCTTCCAGCGAAATCCTGGGCGGTAAACGCTTCTTCGCACAGCTGCCACGCAGCGGTTCTGTTTCTAAAGCGCGTGCGCTGGTAGACTCTCGCGTCTACTTCGCGAACTCCGTGAAAGATCAGCCGACCTTCGACACCGCGACCATCGAAATCCCGCAGCTCTCTACCATTGAGAAGCTGGCTGGCGTTATCGAAGACACCGCGAAAGAAGTTCACCGCTTCGAAACCGGTAAAGGCTTCCGTGACCAGGAGCGCATCCGCAACCGTGTGGAAGCTGCTGCTGACAAACTGGCCAACCGTAAAGTGGCTGACGAAGATCGCGCTGATGGCCTGGCTACCAACCTGCGTGTTGCAGCAAGCTTCGGTACGCTGTACACCACCATGTGCCAGCATCCGTACACCCCGATGGCGTCCCACATGTGTTCCATCATGCGTAGCCTGCTCTCCCTGGGCGAGCGCAGCGTGAGCGAATACACCAACTCTTCCAACTAAGCCTAGCTTAGCGTGAAGTGCTCTCCATGCCACCCTTCGGGGTGGCATGGAGTTTTATGCTGCATCGGCTGTCTAACAAAATCTCAGTTATATATTACACTGGTGAATTGAGAGTATTATGCTTTCAGTCTGTCAGTCGACTGATACCTAACGGTATGGGTCGCCTCCCCACATTTGTTCAACACTCGTCTTGGTGTTGACTGAGACGTACTTTATCCACGAGGAAACTATTATGTTGAATTCATCTACTATCAAATCTAACCCTGTAGCACGCGGCGCACTGAAAGCATTCGACATTACCCGGATGCTCTCTGAGAACAATCCTGTTACGCCGGTGTTCACCCCAGCCACCCCAGCAGTAGAGCCGTCACTGGCAAGCTCACCTGCCTGGGTACGTCTGTCAGGTATCGAAACCCGCACTGTGCCGTATGTCGGTAACGGTGATGGTATCGCACCGTATTTAGGCTGGATGCTGGCGGCGTATGAAATCGAAGTGGTTGAAGTTGAAACCAATGAGGGTTGCTACCTGGCAGCCTATGCGTACAACGGCGTAGATATCCGCAGTGACGTCGACTCCCGTATGTTCCTGTTCTACCGTGAGAACGACAGTGACGGGTTCTACGTCATGGACGGTTACAGCACGTTCATGCCTAACGAAGCAGTGGAAACCATCGCGGCAGAATCAGCACACTACACCCGCCTGGATGGCATGCAGGCACTGGCTGCAGTGAACGAACTGTTCCACCGTGCAGAAGGCATCCCAGAATACAGCATCATGGCCCGCGCCTGGATTGAGCAGAAAGATGCGCTCGAATACTGGCACGGTGCTGACCGTGGTGCATGGGACTGGAAATCCTAAAGAATCCCCCCGGCTTAGGCTGGGGTTCTTTTTTTTTCTTACGTGATGGGCACTTACCATGACAAACTACTTAGGGGATTGAAATGCTTTCAGTGAGATTGGTCTCAACGGACCAACGCGACCTTTTGCCCGTTTTCATGCCAGGTAATCCGGAGAGCCCAGCCACGCTTTCAGAACTGCAGGCAATCTTTGTGGGTTACACCGTTACGCCTGATGACGGTATGCAGGGTTGCTTTATAGCTACCGAGCATGAACACGAGGCGCTACCTGACCTGATAGACCTGATGGCAGTCAAGCACATCGTAATCCGCACCAAGAGCATCCCTGGTCTGGAGAAGGTGAAGATAGCAGGCGGTACCAGCGACAGGCTTATCTACCTGAACACAGTCCAGTCTGAGCGTCTGGCTAAGGGACTCTACCCTTATGTACAGCTGGCCAAGAACACGGAGATTGTCTTCCTGCGTAACATCGCCTCCGGAGACAACCCCGCTACCCGGATGGACGTCTACGTCACCCTCGACTGGCTGGGCATTCCGCCTCGCACCTGGCAGCATCGCCTGTGCCCATGGCGAATGAGCTACGTGTTCGATGGGAACGTTATCGTTATACACCACGGCCTGCGTAAAGAGCCGATTGTGATACCGTTCATTACCTGCTCACGCCGGACGTTGCACCACTACATCGTTGAGGCCATTTTCGCCGATGGCCGTTACCGCCGCGGACTGCCGGTGGAGAAAAAGGCAGGGCATATCCCGGGGATTGGCGTCAGTACAGTGATTGTCGACGACGAAGAACGCGTCTACGTCGATGGCCTGTATCTGTGCTCTAACGACCGTGATTATTTCACCAGAGCATGGGAGCAATACGCTCGTCATGTTCGCGAACACTACGATTCACTCGAAGTCCTTAAACAGGAGCAGTAAATGAACCAGCTCGTTGTATTGATTAAAACCCCCGAAGGTCGCCTGTTCGATAGCCTCAAAATCGAAGGGTCGCAGTTAGCTGACCTGGAGAACCATTTCATCTCCGCCGGTGCACGCGTGCGTAACCTGGACAACATCATCACCGTGCACTTCATGAAGGAAACCGGTTACACCGATGCAGGCATGGCAAACCTCGTTCGTACCTTCAGCGACAAGTACCTCCGCCATGTCGGCGATGAGCATACGCCAGTAATCACCCAGTGGCTGACCGCAATCGGTGCGTACAGCAACCTGTTCCGTATCGAAACCACTGTCGGTAACAAGATCCAGGTCTGGCTGTACAGTATCGGTGGCTGGATTAGCTCTGCCGAGACCGACCCGCTGAACCGTAGCGAAATGGTTGAGCTTAAACAGTACATCCTGTCTAAAGCCGGTTACCTGCACGGTCAGAAAGATGTGGCGTACCCGATTGACGAAGCCTGGCTGAAAACCACCGGCATGCTGTACGTAGCACATGTGGTTAACGTCGACGATCTGCGTCAATGGCCTGCGGACATGTTCCGTAATGGTTACGTGTTCTTCGATGCGGAACACGCCTACCTGACCATCAACGATAAGGTTACCTCCTACAACCGTAAATCGGTAGAAGAGCGTGACCTGATGCTGGCCGACTGGCGGGCGGCAGGTGCTGACGCAGCCCCTGCTCCGGTGCTGGCAGAGAAACCGTCAGCTATCGTGGACCTCGGTACCATTGAAGCATTAGCTTTACTGCCGCAGGATAAACCGCTGTTTGCGTCACTGGAAGCGATGAAAACGCATCTGATGCCACCGGCGGCCCAGGTAGCCCTGCAGTCAGTTGGTGTCGACAATGAACTCGACGTCTACGTGAACGGCGTGCCTTTCCGCATGAACGTGAACGGTGTCGTACCGCCGACGGCGCTGGAACACTGCGAGAACTCGTTCGCGATGCGTGCGCTGAACATCGACACCCTGCCACGTTCGCTGTTCCATGCGGTCTACGCGCAAGATGCCGCGTATGCCGAAGTGGATGCAGGTGCCAATGGTCCAACCATGGTGGTGACCCCGTACGTGGTTTCCATCTATGACCAGCTGGGACATCGTCGCGACTTCCCACGTGAAGACAATGGTAACCGTGCTGGGTTCATCATTGAGTTCTACTCAGTACTGGCGCGCATGTATCCAGCCATCGTTTCACATCTGGCACACCACATGCTGAACGCACTGCAACCTGCGCTGAAGTACTCGGTAGAGCAGACCTACAGCTACGGTGAAGCGCTGGTAGTGGAGTCTGGTGACACGCCACCGGTGTTCAATACCCAGCACTTTGCCACGAGCGACTTCGCAGCCATCGGCTCATTCGCAGGCAGACTGTTGCAGGATGAGCCAGCATCAGAGCGTGGTCAATTGACTAACTTCCAGGCGGTAGATGAGTTAGGTATCCTCCCGGAAACCGGTAAAGTTGTCGACGTTGACCATCGTGAGGTCTTCCGCCTTAAGGATAGCATCTTACCGCTCGGCTTCCAGGCGGTAGATGAGTCAGCGAAGGCTCCAGGCACTGCCAGTGAACGCGTGACCTTTGACGCACCGAAGCTTGACCTGCAGGGTACGTTGAAGACTGCGCAGGATACGCTCGGGAAAATCGCCAAGGGAAAGCTCGTACCGGCGGCCGCCGACGTAAACGCCGAAAATCATCCCGGTAGTGAACGTGCTATCGAAGTGCCGGTCGTAGACGTGGCGGGTGCGCCGGTGTATACTGCAGAGTTCGTGTTCGAAAGTCCAGAAGTGCGTCAGTCAGCACTGGAACGCGGTTTCCTGCCACTGGTCTCCACGGCTCTGGGTTCGCCACACTTTGACGGTAATCTGTTGGCAACAGCCCGCATTGGTCAGTTACCGCACATTGCCTGCAATGTGATGGAAACCCTCGGTCTGGAATCCAGCGTAGTGTACCGTCGTCTGCGTTAACATAAGCGCCCTACTCCAACCCATGCGGGTTGGAGTAGGTATTATGCTATGTGACCCCCTAGGAGGAGCAGCAGATGCCCCAGTTTACTTACCCTATACCAGACGTGCGTGAGATGATTACACGCCCGACGGAACTTGCTGTCATCCGTCAAATTGCAGCCATTACCGGTACGAAAGAGGATACGTTCATTGAGTTCGGTGGAATGAACGACGGAATCCCGACCTGGAAGTCGTTGCTCGGTCAGGAGAATGCACCTACTGGTCGCTTCGCCAGCTTCGATAAAATCCAGGTAACGGCAGAGGAGCGCATTGACGAGGACTATTACCTCTCAACCGCATACCTCTATCCATCCGATGCCAAGACTATCTGGTACGATGGCGATATCGGGATTTCCCTGCGCCCTATCTACGAGAAAGTGAAGACTACGCTAAGCTTTCGTTATCGCACCGTGGACCTCAGCACTGCCCGTAACTGGATTACCGGGATGAAGCGGCGTATCCTGATGAACTGGCTGGACCAGTCCCTGCAGTCTAAGTACAAAGTCGCTATCGGGCCGACCGTGACCGAGTTCCTCCACGAGTTCCACCGCATGTCACAGAACGTTGCCCCGGATGGTTCATCGTTCGATGACTGGCTGGATAAACGCTTCCTGCAAAAGCACACCACGCTCACGACGCTCGATGGGCGTTTCCCGCAGGTAGTGCTCGAGGAGACCCAGTTGGATGTGGTGGGCTGGTTTACCTTCGGCGAGTTACCGAAACCGCAACGTGCCCAGCAGGAGTCCGCGTACGAGATTGAATTTACGTACGAGTTCCAGTACGAACGTCCGACCGAGATGGCACTCAAGTACCCACTGATGATTCACAATCAGCTGGTGAACAAGAAATACCGCCCGGACTACGTCGTTTATGACCCAGTGAACCTGCACGGTTATGCGACACGTTCTGTATCGGCGTATACGCAACTTTTACGTAACATCGGACAGTTCGACCGCTTCGCTCGTGCAGGGCGTATCCTGCCGTATTACGACGACTGGTGGCCGCTACCGGAACATATCGTGCCGTCGACGACCAACGTAGTGCAGCAGTTGATTGGCGTTGACCCGAATGACCCAACGCTCATCATCGACTTCCATAACCCGGGGACTTTCACCCTGAGTGATACGATGTTGGCGTACATGACACGCACACGGGCCGACCTCGTCAAACGTACACGTTCTGCAGTGAACATTGCGCTCTATGAGAACGATAGCCTCTATGAGCCCTCAGAGCTCTATGTAGACGATTCTCTGTGTTTACGCAGTCGTAACCCACTTGACGTGAAAAAACTCTACCACATGCGACTGACGCTGTTTAACGACCTCTTCTACCTGACGAAGGAAGCAGAGTTGATTATTCGCGAGAATCCAGACTACGTGACCATGATACTGGTCGGGCTGGATGGGCGGATGGCGACCAATGGTTTCCTGCCTAAACCGAACTCCGGTGGCTTTATCACCCGTGCGGACTGGACTCGTGCTGTCGAGTGGTTACGTACTACGTCAGATAACTTCAAAACCGATTACCGTCAGGTAGGTCACACATTGCTGAACTTCCTGGTAACGGTCAAATAAGGAGCCTCTATGCCAGCTGTAAATGAAGACCAGGACCCGTTGGTCCCGGCAACACCGCCGTCAGTTACGCCTTCTGACCTTGAGTACCAGGGGATTGCAAACGACACGGCGTTAAACAGCGTCGAGCAGCTCTACACGCACGTCCCTGGGATGCGCTGGATTGTGGATGTCTACTCGCAGGTGCTCAACCGTGACGACGAGACCCGTCCACTGGAACCACAGCGCCTGGAAATCAACCAGCAGTATAAGCTCATCACCCAGATGGAGCTGAAGGTCACCACGCCGATTCCACAGACGCCAACGCTCGATGACGTGTCACAGGAGTTTGAGGTCACTGGTGAAGCTAACGTCTACCCGAACACCTGGGTACCAAACCAGGACGACCACATCGTAGGTACGTTACCCGATGGTCGTAAGGGGCTGTTCAAAGTCACCGGCAAGCCGAAGACGCTCTCTATCTTCACTAAGCCGGGCTACACCATCAGCTTTGTGCTGTCGCGTTGGTTATCCGCAGAAGACAGTCGTGCGCTGGCACGTAGAACGGTTGAGACCTACGTCTACGTCCGTGACCGTGTGGGTTCCGGTATCAACCCGCTGGTCGTGGTCAAAGACTACCAGTTACTGGAACAGTTGGCGTCCTGGCATGCCCGTATCCCTGAGTTGTACATCACCTGGTTCTTCAACAAGGAATACGCTACGCTCACGGTGCCGAACCAACCGGCCACCACGTACGACCCGTTCCATGCCTATTTCATCCAGGCATTGTTCCCGTCGTATATTGCAGGGGTGATGACCGGGCTCTACCATATCCCGGTGATGGATGCAGCCGAACACGGCTATCAGACGTTCTGGGATTTGTTGCTCACCATGGACCCTGAGCGTATCAATGCGATTACGCCAAAAATCCCGGTGATTAACACCTCGTCGTTCATCCATAACCCGTACATGCACTCGGTACGCTACTCGGGTATGCGCTGCGTGGTTTACCCAATTGACCCTAACCGCCTGAACCTTGGGACACGTTTTGAGGTCAATCCGGTTGTCACTCCGCTGGCCCCAGGAATGCGACCTGCACCGCGTATCCGTACGACGCTGGCACAGCTGTTCCCTGGACAGTTGCTACCGACCCCGTATGAGCCAACCGTGTCCAATAAAGACATTAAATTGGTAACTTACGACGACGCGTACGTTTTATCTGAGGATTTCTACGCGCACAATACCGCTAACCTCAGCACACTGGAGAAACTCGTCTGGGACGGTCTGGAAACCGGCATCGTCTCGGTCGCTGAACTCCTGCGACTCATTAAGGCATCAGAGCAGTGGAGTGATTTGGAGAAGTTCTACTATATCCCTATCCTCTGCGCCCTGATACCGGCAGCTGAACGGAGCATCTAATGACCAAGGTCGTTCACGATTATAGCAAGGTACCCGGCTTTGAGTACATGGCGGAGCCGGACTGGATTATCGGTAACCGCGTGTACCGCATCCAGGCTCCTGCGTACCTCATGGCTAACGAAAGTGAAATTGAAATGTACGGCAGTTTCTACAGCGGTGACCCTCGCCGTGATGCCACAGCGGCGAAAGGGCCTGCGGACGGCTGGCGTACGATTTTGCAGATGTATGACATCTGGCAGGAGAAAGGCTTTATCCGTCTGGTGAACTACCAGAAAGATATCGAGGAAATTCATACGGTGATTCAGGCGTACTTCCAGAAGCTTGCGGATTTCCAGCGTATTCACGAGGGTGGTTCACGTAACCTGCGTACCTCTGACCCGGTGCAGTACGTGCGCTTGATTCAGTTCGCCAAGTCGTTCGACCTTTTCGCCAAAGACGTGTTTACTCTGGCTGTGGGTTACAACTACGCTGGCAAGCCGGAAGAAGAGGAAGACCTGGCAACCATGATTCCGATTCCAACCGAGCAACGCGCGGAACCGACCGGAGACATGCCGAAGTACTCGCCAGCCTCCGATATCATCGACTTCAACCGCTCGTTCCAGCGTAAACGTTACTAGGAGGGGACATGAATCCCAACCTGCTGTATAACGCCGCCCGCAAGATTGCCTCGCAGTCGGAGAAACCGGCCTACTTCTTCATCGAGACTATCATCAACACGCCCCAGGGTGATATCCCGACGAAGTTCAGTAATGCCTTTTTCCACAACTCGGACTACGTGACTAAATTCACTTCCGAGATTGAAGTCCGTGTCGGAATGACGATTGCGGACTACCGTAAATACTGCTGGTTGAATCGTGACAACTTGCGCGTGACGTTGAAGTTCAACACGGGTAACCCGATTACCAACGCCCAGCAGGCAGTGCCACCGACTGTACGCTCGTACAGGGCATTACTGCTGGACAACTCGGACCCCAGCATCACCCGTGGTAACGCCCTGGTCTCAGGGACGTTTATCGACGGGAGCGATGACCTTATCGTCTTCTACATGCAGTTGATAGATGAGGGAGCGTTGAAGGTACGGACCGCTGTTGTCAGCGGTTTATACCCGCAGGCAAAAGACAACGGGGAGTTATTGCGGGGCATTCTGGCCAGGATGGCGAGGGAGACGCAGGGATTCAATATCCTCGGGATGACGCCGGTGGACGTGAGCGACCCGCAAGACGTGACCATGATACCGCCGGACGTCAAACCCTCAGCCCTGCCGCTGTACATCCAGCAACACGAGGGCGGGTTGTATAACCACGGCTGCGGGTGTTTCCTGCTCGATAAAACAATGTGGGTCTTCCCGCCGTACGATGTAAAGCGTTACGCTAAACGCTTATCTGATAAGACCGAGAAAGTTCTCGAGATATATCAGGTCCCAACTACCATGGTACCGACCTCAGAGTCGACCTGGGAAATTGAGGACAACATCGTACGTATCGTCTGTACGGGCTCAGCGGTCGTCCAGGACCTCTCAGTCGGGCAATCGCTGTCGAAGGGTAACGGTACGCGCTATATCCGTGCAGACCGCTTCATCAACGCCCCTACGGTTAACCGTGGTGATAACACTGCCCAGATTAACCGTGCGACGTACATGGCGGAGTATCAAACCTCAGTGCGTCCGGATGGGTTACAGATAGCCCGGATGTCAGATGCCCGCGTCACGGCTAACGATGCCGAGGAAATCTCGAAACTCGCCGCCCGTGAGGGGCAGATTTTCCAGACGACCTGGCAGAACTCGCGTGGCATCGAGCTACTCCATGCGGGTATGCCGGTACGTATCCATCACGACAAGGGCGGTTACGTCTCAACGCGTGACGGTGTGCTGATAGACGTACAGGAAGCCTTCCTCCCGGCCTCACAGGGTATCGCAAACCAGGCTATGACCCGCGGTGCCGGTTTGACGCTGTTCATCGCTAAAGAAGAAACCACAGGAGTTACGATATGACCATCCAGAACGGGTCGACGCCGTATGTCTACCCACAGAGCGACAGCGCCTTACCGGTGCTACTGGGCAACATGAACAAGGTAAGGACACTGTACGGTAACAGAGCGTATATGGCGAGCCATGAGGCCGTCAACCCGTTCAAGAGTGATTCCCCTTACATTCTTCAGGGCGTCACCGTCATCGAGCATACAGACCGTTATACGGGCTATCTGCCGTATTTCCCTCAGGGTGCAGAGATTTCCTCCGAGGCATACCCTGCCGCCCGTGAGTGTTCACGTATCGTCAAGGAGATGGCGGCACACATGGGGATGGTCTGGGGACCGAACGAACACCGCGAGCCATTAACCCAAAAGTTCTTCCTGACCATGTTCGGATTAGGACAGACCGGGATTACCGTGGCCCGTGTGACACCACAGTCGATTGTTGAGCATTATCTGTTCAACAGTAAGCCGGTAATAGTCTCCGAGCATCTGGGTAAAGGGTTGCGTAACGACCAACCGTACATCACCCCGATTCCGGAAAATGGGATGGCGTATTTCCGTCAGCTGTTGAGCACCTCGTACAACAACGACTGGGAGCTTGACTATTACTACTCGACCAAAGCGGGGATGACGACCCATCTGTTCGCAGACTGGCCTGCAATTCCAAAACAGGAAGCGACCCGTCTGTTGGGGAGCTATGACATCGAAGCCCTGACCCAGTTCTATCACGGTCAGTTCAGCGCACTGCTCTCAGGCGTAGACCGCCAGAACTACATCGCCATGAACTGGTATCAACGTATCGCCACCCTGGTACGCTCAGCGGTGCTGTGCCAGTACTTCTGGTCGGTGCGGATGCTGCTGAACTACCCGTCCACCATCGTGGAAGTCGGTATGCAGATGGAGAACGGTGACCCGATGCTCTGGGAAGATGGCCGTAAACTGATGACGGAAGGGTACCGCATTTGGGAGTGATATTTTACGTATCGCGCCCCTATATATGCTCAAACCAGACTTTGTATACTTCAGTTCACTCGTGACCCTACTGCCGGGTAGTGTTACGACTTCGGACGCACATCAGACCACTCACCCTCCGGGGTGAGTGGATTTTTTTTTATTTCCTACGTGTTACTGTGTTGAATTCACCCTAACGCCAGTAGAGGTCCTTCATGTTCAAATACTTACCCGTAGATGCCCCAGTGCGCCAGTATGACGAGAGCGCCTGTCACGTAGGGTTCCTCCGCGCTGCCAGTGAGTACTACGAGCGTAACAGTGTCATCTCTGAACTCCGGCTAGTTGCTGAGCGTGGTACGCCAGAAGAGTGCAATCGTTACGTGAGCGCGATTACCGACATCAAAGCACGCGTAAACGACCTCATTGACCAGCACGTCTACCACGCCCCGGACAAGCTCGCGAAAGCGGTGGCTATGGACCTGCTCTGGCTGCAAGCGATGCTGCACACGACGGCACACTGGTCAATCGTTGAACACATTGCGAATGCCCGTATTCTGGATAACCGTCACGGGTCAGATATCCTCAATGCGTATATCGCTAAGCTCTATGTCAACATGGCATCTGCCGAACTGTACAAAATGTACTGGCATACCATCACACAAGCCTCTTTCAAGTATGCTATCGCCACCACTCAGGAAACCTAACCATGAACCGTTCTGAAGTCATTGCTGTACTACGTGCCGTTATCGAAGCCCGTACAACAGCTCTCCCACGCATCGTAGGCAGCGCTGCCCTGGTCATCCACGGTATCCAGGATGAGTGTAACGACCTCAACTTGTACCTCAGTCCACGTGAGTGGGGTATCCTCACTGCGCATGAGACCACCGTCCAGAACGCGCACCATCCTTCCGGCTCCGTGGTACGTACAGTGCTGGGTCACCAGGTCACGTTCGCCTGCGTGCAGGATTACGTGCGGATGTGGACCACACAGCTGGCGACCGATACTGAAGGCGAGACCTCAGTCGGTATCACCGCGTGTGTCCCTGAGCTCGGTTACCTGCTCAGCGTGTACGAACTACAGCACTCTCTGAACCCGCGTGATGACTTTGCCGCCGTCATTGAGAAAATTAAAGCCAAGCTTGCCGCATAGAGCCCTGCCCTTCCCCGCATCTGCGGGGAAGGGAGGTATGCGATTAGATCGCTTCGTCCAGTTCGAAGTAGGCGTCAGCGCCACCTGCGGAACCATTCGGTAATTTATCCAATGTAGTCTTAAAGCGTTCACCAGCTAATACGTCGTCAGGAATACCTAAGTCAGTAAAGAGACAGACAAAGTAACGATGCTTGAGCGGAGTGTCATCAACCCCACGGTGTTTACCACGGCCTACTTCCAGGTATTCCGCGTCACCGATTTTGATTTTGTGCAGGAGGATTTCTACATCGACTTCCTGGCCGATGGTCTTACAGTCATGGAAATACTGGCGGTTAGGTACCTCTTCCATAAACTTACGTGGACGGTCACGGTCAATGTTCAGTGCTTCTGTTGAGAACTGATGTGGTGTGACCATCACGTAGTGGTGACGCATGGTTAACTGACGGGTACAGTTGAACAGCGCCTGTTTATCACGACCGGCGATGGTTGACTGAGTCAGACCAGAGGATTTACACATCCCCAGGTAGTCGACTGCCATGAGGATGATTTCATAGCCGTCACGTTCCAGCGTCAGTACCAGCTCTTCGAGTTCATGGTAACCGAAGATAGCCGGGATAACCTGAATCATTTTGAAGTGCCAGCCATTCTGCATGAATATCTTACGCATGTGGCCCGCAGCTTCTGCCGGGTTGATATCTTTCACCTCAGGAGATGTACCTGCCGTCACCTGCATGACCTTCTTGTACATGGTACGCAGGTTGATGGTCATCTGGTTCTCAGTGGAGACCAGCAGGATTAATGGCTTCTTGCTAGGGTCACGCAGCTTAGGCTTGTTATACATTGCGCCCGCACGCACCATGTCCATGACCATCCCGGACTTATAGTGGTGCTGCAGACCTGCTACCAGTATCTGTTCACCACGACGTCCACCGTTCTGTTTCCCAAACATACGGTTGAGGTCCTGCAGATGCCAGCGAATCACCTCATCGGGGTTGATTTCTTTTTTGGCATTGAGGAACCACTCTTTCAGTGCCTCTTCATCTTCGAAGTGGACTTCATCTGTCACACCCTCGATACTGCCGATTTTCTGTTCAGCATTAACCGCGTAGGATTCAATCGCCAACGCTAAAGCACGGGCTTCCTGTTGCAGGTCGTAATCCTCAGAGCTCAATGCACGCGCAATCGCTTTAGAGAGGTGGTTACGGTAGTCGAGCTTACGCTGGAAGTCACGCATCTCACGTACCAGTTCATGGCAATACTGTGAGATACCGTCTGCATTCAGTTCCTGTTCCATCGAGCGAATCATCATCTCGCCCAATGCCTCATTGTTAGCTGACGCCAGGCGCACCTGTGAGACCAGGTAGTCACGAGACATATCACGGTTATAGTTGATAATCATCTTCGTGGCCAGGGCCATCATCTGACTGTGCGCCTGTTTAATCGCATCGGTCTCGCCATCGAATGGACGAGCCTTTAATGCCTTCATGACGTCTTTACAGAGCACCTCGTTGCGCGAACCACCATCCTGCATACGTTCCCAGAACATGAGGAGGATGAGGTTGGCGACGACCAGTTGCAGATTCATGAGTGAGCTCCAATGGGAAATGTTATGTGTATTATGTCCTACAGCCGCCCCAGGAGGGTAACACTGTGTCCATTATCTCGGTACGTCCAATCCAGGTGGTGATTATTCCATCCTGGCTCGCGGAGAAAGCCTCACGCGTAGGTAAGCCTAACTACGCTCAATTTCTGTCATTCAGTTCATTGGCGGAGTCGGTAGAAAAAGACGATTCTATACTAAGCATGGATGAGTTGAATTTTTATATTGCAGTTCAGCTCCAGAAGCATAAGTTATTAGGCGATCTGTTCTCTGACATTCCGTCAATCTGTTTTAGTGAGGGTAACCTCAAATACATCACAGGGCTGACCACCCCCTCGCAGGACCAGTATGGCCGTGCGTTACATATGTCACATGACGTGTTGTTGGAACGTGCTCGTGAGCCTATTCGCAAGATTATGGACTCCGAGCGTTTGCAGCTCGCGATTGAGCGTAAGGTGGACCCTGACGCGAAGTCTACCGTGTTTGACCCGGAACATTACACCCCTCTATATGGGGAAGAGAACACCTTGTATCTTATAGGTGCTATCGAGCCCGTGTACCCGGACAAACGCAGTTTCTGTGATGCGGTACTCTCTGCGTTGGGTGATATGTATGACTACACCCAGCTCAAGACTTTACATGTTATGCGAGCGTTCCTGCGCGATGGCGTCTGATTGCCGCGTAATAGTATGCATTTGTGGTAGCGCCACACCTTATCAACGTTGAAAGGAAAAGAGAAACATGGCAATTATCCGTGTAAATGGCCAGGGCGCGAGCGCTCAAGCCTACGCTGAGCTGTACAAAACCGTCAAGACCACCATCAACGCAGCTGTCGATAACGGCTCACTGCCATCGATGGAGTCGGCGCACGTCATCTCTCGTCCGGCGACTGAAGACTTTAGCGACATCGCTGGCTTTAGCGCCAAAGACGTCGTCGAGAACTTCAACCACCTGAACAACGATCTGCGCAACACCGCAATCCCAGCCCTGTCTCGTTACAGCGCTGAGAACTTCGGCGAAGGTAACGTGCTGAGCGGTGCTGACCTGAACAAAGGTCGTTCTGTGGGCTACGCTACCGAAGCGATGGCTGCCAACGGTGACAAACAGGCTTCCCTGGCCGTTGCTATCCTGGCACAGAGCTTCAACAAGGTTCGTAGCTACTACGCATCTGAATCTGCATCTGTGATGCTGTCAGGCGCTGACGTAACTCCGGCGCTGGTGACCAACGGTCTGCCAGTGGTACCACAGTGGGCTGCGGAAGAAATCCGTGAATCCATCGCGACCGAATCCTTCGATGAGAAGGTTACCGACCAGTGGCGTTATCACTCCTACGCCATCGCGATGTCCGCTGCGAAACAGTCTGAATTCGGTTCCCTGTGGTACCGTACTCAGATGCTGACTCCGGACAACGCCGGTTTCATCCTGTCCATCCGCCGCAACGTGTGCTGGGATGGTTACATGATGTCCGACCTGGCTGGCGGTAAAATCGCGGAAGACCTGAAAACCAACATCAACGTTGGTCTGCTGGACTACACCGTGACCGAAACCGAAACCGTTGAGCTGAAACCAGTTGTGCGCCCAGGCGTTAACGACATGTTCTTCGTTGACCCAACTCTGGTAGCACCACAGCCGGTTGACACGCAGGGTACGCCGTACAACACCAACTTCCTGACGTTCACCACGAACGGCGAAGGCGGCAACCTGATCGCGCTGGGTCAGACCCCTGACCGTCTGCAGAAAGGTACCCCTAACCAGACCGACTCCCTGGATAGCTACTTCGCTATCGGTAAAGTCCTGGTGAAAGTGACCAACGCTGACGGCAGCAAGAAAGAAGTGTTCGAGTGGGACGTTGAAGGGACTCCGGGTGCGACCTTCCTGGCCGCTCGTGAATCCAACTTCCGTAACTCCGACGCGAAGTTCTGGCCTCGTGACATCCGTCTGACTGTTGACCAGAAAACTCAGGCACACGCTGCCTCTGAGCTGCTGGCTGCTGCGCAGACCGCTGGCCTGATCGTACAGCTGGGCTTCAACATCGACGGCCGTGTGAACCACGAATTCGGTAACTACGAAGTCACTGGTTCTAACACCCACGTTGCCGGTGTACTGAAGCGCGTGACCGAAGGCGAAAACAGCAAGCTGGTTGAAGTGGACGTGAAGTCCTCTGAAGTGACCGCTGCGCTGGCTGGCCTGAAGTTCGAAGTGTACGGTTGGTCTCCAGTGTCTCGTCTGACCAACATCAACCAACTGGAAATGGGTAAACGTATCGACTCCGATATGATGAAGTTCGGCTTCATGATTCCGACGCTGAGCCCAATCACCATCCAGAAACCGGCGATGGTTGAAGACGACAAGACCTATCCGAAGATGGAAGCAATGCAGGCTTACTACCGTCTGCAAATCCGTAACGCCGCGGTGACCTCACTGCTGAACCGTGCGGATACCATGCTGAAATACCTCGGCAACGATCAGCCGCACGATATCGAATCTGTGCCGCAGCTCGAAGGTCTGGGTCAGTACTACGTTAAGTCTTACTACCTGGAAGACGAAATCGACGTGCTGAAAGACCTGAACAGCCTGCGCTCCGACAAGAAAGTCGTGGACATCCAGGGCCTCATCACTTCCCGTATGCAGGAAGCTGTGAGCCGTGCTGACCAGCTGACTGGCTACAGCTCCATCCTGAAACAAGAGTTTGGTGAAAACACCAAAGCTCACGTGGCCATCGGTACCGACCTGCGTCTGCCGCTGTACATGATGACTCAGGGTGATGACCGTACGCTGGGTATCAACTACAACTTCACTATCGCATCCGTCTCTGACCTGCGTATGAAGAACCTGATTTTCATGAGCTTTACTCTGCCTAACCAGTCTGAAATCCACCCGCTGGACTTCGGTATCCTGGGTATGATTCCAGAGTACATCGTGAACTTCATGAACATCCGCGAACAGCGTGTAGCGACTGAAATTCGTCTGACTCCACGTTACCGCTTCTTCCACTTCCTGCCGATTCTGATTAAGTTCACGGTCAAGAACCTGGAAGCTGCAATCGCGGCGCGCACTGCTCTGGACGTCAACACTACTACCACTGGCGGTAATTGACTGAAAGAAATCTTCACGGATGAAGTCCTGGCGATTTTTGGGCCACCCGCAACAGCTTTGCCTGAACTTGCGTCAGTCGTCAAAGTGACAAAGCTGTCAGAATTTGGCAGCAACCAGTAAGTCTTTGCGGGAGAAGGCAGTACTGGACCATAGAGCACCGCAGTGTCCCTGAGGGACACTGTGGGCTTTATTTTGCTACGCACAGCAGCTATCTATATAGACGTATGATAACTAAGAGGTTTTATACCCATGACTCAGCACGAACTATTGTTGCGCTTATTGCTACTGGCACGCGATGTGGAAGACAACAGCCTGTTATTCCGCACTCGATCTCGACACCAACAGCGATTCTACGAGCGCAATCCTTCTGCGCGTAAGTGGATTGTCCACGGGATGTTAAGCTATTACCGTGAGGCTGAACTTACCGAAATGCAGACAGTGCTGGAAACTGATGTACAGTTGAAGGATTTCTACCACCGTAACCGCGTAGAGCTGGAGAGAGCTCGTCCTACTGTCGGCGTCGCAACCGTGATGACCCGATTAGGCGAACTACGCGATTTGGCAGCCACGCAGTGTACGCTTGCCGTCACTACCCCATTCGTCAACGTGATGACGTACTTCCGTAACAAAACCGATAAGGAATAATAGATGCAGTATCGTGATATCGCCGCTATGGTGTTCGTCATCCATAACCGCATGCAGCGTAAGCCAGAGCTCCGCGACGCGCTACAGGACCTGGCGCGCGAAGGTAAGCCGTATTACCCTCGTGACGTCCTGGCACGCGCCATGAAGGACCTGGTGAGCGATGTGGACATCGAAGTCTGGCGTCAGAAGCTCTGTAGCCGTAACGGTAACATCTCACGGCTGTTGTCCATGCCAGTGATGATGACCGACGTCCCTATGACCGAAGGTCGTAATATGGCCGAGGTTGACCCGCTGTATTATCAGGAGGCGATTGGTTACATCAGCACGCTTCCAGATAAACCCCTGCAGTTGTTCAACCGTCGTTACCAGGAAATCATCTGTACCATCCTGAACTCACAGTGACCCTCGCTACTCTCTACTCTGGCCTTCGCCAGAGTAGAGGGATTATGCGGCTATCTAAAATGCGCTCGGTTATATATTACTACACTGAACAACGCTGTTAATTTTGGAGCCCACAATGACTGGAGTTACAGGTGATGTAGCATCCGGGCGCGTAAGGACGATGCAGGCAGGTCGTAGCGAACGACTGGCGCAACTAACGGCCGCTCCGCCGTCGGTCGCCCCAGCTGAACGCAGCGGTCCTATCGAGGCGGACTATCACCGATTTCGTTCAACTGCCACCAAGATAGAACTACCGCACCGTATCACCACGTACTGTGAAGCAATCAGTATCCGTAATCACACTGAGCGCCTCATCTATATCCGTGGACGCGACGGGTCAATTATCGGACTTAGTCCCGAACCCTTATGTGCCAACTACCCACAAGGTATCTATTACACGATTGGTTTTCGCCGTGACCCACACGTCAGTGCGGATGAAAGTCGGTATGATGGTACCCGGAACCTTATTACTGGTCGCCTACTGCATGCTTGTCGTTCAACAGGCCGCACCAGTCTGGAAATTAATGATGTCAACACTTGGTATCGTATCACGCCGGATGAACTCATGCAGCGCGGCGGTACGGTCTATTTAGAGGAGATAGATAAAATCGTCAGTATCCGCGACCCTGCCGGTATTGGCGAACATCCATTTACACTTATGGGCGTGGATGAAGCGTTGGAGCGTATGGTGACGAAGTTCACCCGCTCGTCAGCAGGGATAATGGTCTACGTGATTGACAATGACGATGAGTTCGGTAAACGCTACATCAATCTCAACGGTGTCATCATGGCCGTTGAACCGATTATAGACCGTTCACGTGCGTCAGGTGTCTACGTGAAAATGACCGGGGCCGCAGGGAATCAGAAGCAGGGAATACAATTTTACGAGTTCCCTACTTTACATGATAGCTGTCCAGTCCGTTTCCATCGCACTATCGGTGAGGCTGAGCAACTCGGCACTGAGATTGAGGCGAAGAAGCAAGAACTCGAGACGACTAAGCTCGACCGGGAACTGGAGCTGGTCAATGCCACCACCGAGCAAAAGCGGGTGACACTGGCACGGGCCGAGCAGAAAGACCATATCGAGTTAGGGTCGCTGATACGTAAGGATACCTACGAGGAGCGTTCTGCTGCCCGTAAGGACACTTACGAGGAACGGTCAACTGAACGCAAGGATGAGTCTGAAGAGAATAAGGCCGCAATAGCAGCGGTAGGAGGGCTGGCAGCGATTGCCGGTGTAGGATATAAAGTACTCTCGAGTAAGAAGTCCGTACGGGCTGCTGTAGTTACTCAGGCAGCTATTGGAGGTACGGGGGGTATCGCTCGTCACGTCGCGAGCGGGGCATTGCAACAGACCGCACTGATAGCAACTGCTGAGGTGGTCAAAACACATGCCTTAGGCACTGTGGTGCAGAGTATGGTCGCGCCGACAGTGCTGAAACTGGGGATGAAATTAATTGGAGGGTAAATGACACACGCGGCACTATTGGCGGAATGTTTGGAGGACGCACCAAAGTTCAACAAACGAGTGTGTGAAGGTATCGCAGTTCACGATATCGGTCGAGCGATGCAGGAAATCGACGAAATCACACGTTCCGCGGCAGAGAATTTTCCTGAACAGGTACAATACCTCGGCATCCGCCGCATGTCACCGGAGGAACACCATCGCGAGACGTTCGGACAAGCGAAAGACCGCAAGAAGCGCACTTTCGGTCTATGGCCTACGGACATCTATCCTACGGAGATGCGCTTTGCGTATATCCACAGCAACGGTCAACCTCCGGCGATTATCCGACGCATGATGTATCTGCCCTTTGTCGGGCAAGGCGGCACGATGCGCGTTAATGGCTCCGTGCGTACTATCCACCCGGTCTTAGCGGATAAGGTCTTTACGGCAACCTCTCGTGACCTGTTTGTTATTCTGGCGCGTGCACGCTTTACTCTAGAGCGTAACGACTACGTAATCGTAGAGGACGGGAGACGTATTAGTAGCTACTACGTTTTCGGTAAAATCCACCAGAAGCAAGCCACCAGTGGCGGGGACCGTACAATCCCCCGTAAAGCTGTCACCACTATCGGCCATTACCTCATCTGTAAAGAAGGTGTTGTCGGTGCATTCAAGCGCTACCATGGGCTCGATGTAGAAGTCATCGACATTGCTGACAGTTCCCGATACACGAGCGACGACTATGTGGTCTACAGCTCGCAGTATTACGGTACCGGTCAACGTCCGGCAGATGAAGCGTTCCGTGCATTTGGCTATACTCCATCGAACGTGGCGTTAGTGTTCCGCCGTGACCAGATTAAGGATGATGCGTATCGCGTCCTGGTAGCTTCCGTGTTCTTCGCCATCGACTTGTTCCCGGAACAGTTGAACCTGCGTGATATCAATCACCCAGACCCATGGCGTTTGGTACTGGCGTTGATTATCTGGCGTAAGGCTGAAACCGAAGGTCGAGCCTTATCGAAAGTGGATAAGCACATCGGTTCGCTGGACAGTTATATCGATAACGTATCCAGACTGGCGTTAGAGGCAGAAGGCATCATCGTGGATGACATCTACGAGCTGTTCTCATACCTCAACACCCATATCTCGCGGATACAAGCGGCTGCAGACCCCGGTTCCATGTGGGGTAAATATCTGCTCGTGAACCGCTATGCTTTGAGCGGTATTATCGAGTCGATATTCCGTCTGACCTGGATGCTCAATACTGAGGCCAGTAAAGGTACCCTGTCGTATGACATGACGTCGCGCATCATCTCACAGCGACTCCTGTCAAAAGCAGTAACCAGTCACCTCGGTGAACACGGTGAGTTTGACTCCGTGCAATTCCCTGGCGATTGCTACATGCTGAAACATACGTGTCAGGCTATCCGTCAGACCAGTGCGAAGAACCCACGCGGCGGTAGTAAAGGACGTAGCCAGATATCGGTTAACGACCCAAGCTATCAACTGCACGTCTCCATCGCGGAGGCCGGTTCTGCCACCAACTACAACAAAGCCTCAATTGACGGACGTACGCGTATCAACCCGAACGTAATGACGGATGATGATAACCGTATCGTGCGTAACCCTGACTTTATTGAGCTGCTCGACAATGCTCATGAAGAAATCTATTCTTGATTCTATTGGAGTCTCTTATGTTTGACGAACGTTCCACGCGTTTTCCACGTAGCCCTAATGCCGACCTGGCGCAGTTTATCGAAGAGTTCATGCGCAAAGGTAGCGATGAAACCGGCGCGGTGCAGTACCTTGATGACATCGTGTCCGAAAACCGCTACACCAACCGTGACTTCGATGAGATGGTTGAGCGTGTGTTCGATGCAGCTGAGTTCCTGTACGCAGAGACTCGTGAGTTCCGCAACGTAGGTGAAGCAATCCTGGCCGCATGTATCATCTATGCTCGTTGGCAGATGGAACGCGATAACCCACGTGAAGTCGACGACCTTAGCCGTCGTACATACGACGTGTTGAAAGAGTCCGCCAGTAACTACGAGAAAATCGTACGTGAAATGGAACGCGGCGGTCGTGATGACCGTGACCGCGATCGTGACCGTGGTCGCCGGGATGACCGTCGTGATGACCGCGACCGTGGTCGCCGTGATGATCGTGACCGTGACCGTGGGCGTCGTGACGACCGCGACCGTCGCGACCGTTATGACGACCCACGCGAAGAGCGTCGTCGTGAAGCACGTCGTGACGAGGGGCGTAGTCGTGGCCGTGACCGCGATGATGACCGTCGTGAGCGTCGCACTGAACGCGAACCAGAGCCGCGCAAAACAGCAGCACCTGCGAAGTCACGCACTAACGTGTCACGCATGTCTGACTCTGCTCGTGCACTGCGTCTGGGTAGCTGGCGTCTGGATATCTTCAAACACCGTCAACGTAACGGCTCCCCGCTGGACGTGCCGGTGACAGAAGATGAGCTGAACGAACTCGGTATCCCCGCAGAAGACTTTGTTGCCTGTGGCGGTGAAGTGGCCAGTAAACCGACTGCTCCTGAGAATGCTAAACCAGCACGCCGGGAACACGTCACGCAACTGCGCACCAGCAGCCAGGTGGATAAGGTCGACAACGAAGTCGAACCAGTGGCGTTCAGCGAAGTATATAGCGATGACAAACGTGCAGACAGCCGTGTACGCACCACGGACAAAGCACCATTGACACCTGCGGAAGAAGTTGCACTGCTGCCGCAGATTGACCCGGCGATTGATTACAACCGCTACGTCACGTCTAATGACATCGTGTATGCCACCGGTCAGGAACGTCCGAAGTCTGACCCAGTCGTCCCAACGCTTGCGCAATGGGCACGTGCGGGTTGGCAAATCGACAAGCGTGAGTTCATTGAGCAGCTCCCTGTCCTGCCTGCTATCCGTGGCTTCGGCGAACACCTGCCAGCGGTGTACGAATCGGATAAATGGGTGCCGTTTATCAGCCCAACTGAAGACGGCTATAAGTTATTATCGTTCCGGGAGCGAGATGTGAACAAAGACGACATCCTGATTCCTAGCCTAGGTAACACACGCCGCAGTGGGCGTATTGCCAACCCGGTGACCGAATCTGTTAACAAGTCAACCCGCTTCAACGCACTGCAGGTAAGCTCTGAGAAAGCTTCTGCTATCCTGCGTCACGATGAAGCACTGGAGCAGTGGGTTGCAGATGGCTCTAACCCGGATACCGCACCGGTACCTGAGCACATCAACACTGCGCGTAATGGTCAGATGGTCACCATCCCGTACACCATTCATGCAACCAGCGTCGGTGATGCTATCGTTAAGATGCACACAGCACTCGGTGGTATGGAAGTCGGGCTGGATGAAGTTGCTAACATCTACGCACCTGTAGCTATCCATACGCTGCTCGGTGTGGCAACGGATGACGACAGCTTCGCGCTGACCAAGAAGTACCTGGAAGTCTTCACGCCTGACGGCTCTGGTGCCCACCTGATGCTTCCGCATCTGTGGCAGGAGTTCCAGAATGCGCGTGCGTATATTCCAGAGCACATCTGGCTGCGTATCAACATCCTGTTCACGGACATCATCAACGAAGTGCTGGCGAACAACCTCTGCCTGCCTGCCCGTATCAGCTCCTTTGAAGCGGAAGGTCGCCAGCTGTTGGATAACCTGGCGGAAGAACACGGTCGCTACATGGCGGAGAAACTCTCCCTCAATGCAGTGGAAGTGTCCAAACGTCTGCGTTGCCTGAGCTTCGACATGGATGAAAGTGTCGGGAAAGTGCCACGTGCCATCTGGGCGATTGAGAAGCGTACCGTGATGTATGCGAATGCCATGCTGAACGAGTTCGGCTTATCGGTCTTCGACTACGGCGGACGTGATGCTACGCCTGACCGTAACCGCGTCACCCACTACGTAGTACGTCCAGAACAGAACGCGACTATCTGCGGTATCGTAGAGCGTCTGAACATGGATGCGGACTGGAAAGATACGCTGCCAACCATCACCCTGGTAACTCTGGATGATTACAGCTGCGTACTGGAGCCTAACTGGCTCTCCCAGGGGACTTACTACACCATGGCACTGTCTCACCTGTAACAGTAGAAAACCTCACAGGGTCGCTCCTGTGAGGTTATAGAGGGTATATGCGATGACTCCTGCTGTATTAGGGTTCAGTATGGTGGCAGGTGTGGTAACCTTCGCGGTGGTCTGCGCTATTCTGGTGGTCTCACCGCCAATGGCTGTCCATGCTGTCGGCACACTCCTCAGCGCACCGCCGCTGGTCATGAGTGCGGTTGCATTCATCCTGCGCCATGTGCGTTAGGGCATAAATCGACTCTGCCCCCCATTACGGGAGCAGAGTCTTTTTTTTTTGCTGCTACATGTGCAATCGCTGATACGTTGCGACTATGGGTATCAATATCAACAAGATAGTGACTGGCACCAACATGAACATCATATCGAGCCGATGCGGTACTAACATCGGCAAACACGGCTCTTTACGGTCACCGTCCCGCAGTAACAGAAGGATAGCGAAGAACATGGTGGCCAATAGTAGATACACCCAGCTCAATGCTGTCATTCCCGCTCCTCCTTCTTAGGGGTTCTGCGGTTCCGGCGGTTGGCTACCGGATGCATTCGAGTTACCTGGCTCGGTTGGAGCTCCAGCGGTATCGTTGCCGCTGCCTTCAGCATTGTTGTTACCAGTTTGCTCCCCATCGAATGGAGTGCTAGGCGTGTTAAAGTTAGCGTTGTCATCATTGTTAGCGTTCTCGTTTGGTAAGTCGGCATTGAAGTCAATGTCGTCTACGTTACCGTTGTTGTTATCGTCAGCGTTGTCATCCGTCGTTGCTGCCGCTGCGCCATTGCGCAAGAACTCTGCCAGTTTCGGGTTCGCCGTCTCGATATACTCCATACGTTTCTCGCGACGTGCTTTCGTGGCCGCAGTGAAGTCACCGATATTACCGATGAGGTTCGTCCAGTACAGCATGGACTCTTTCATCAGGTTCAACGCCGGTGCATCTTCCGTATCCTTACGGACAAAGTCACGGATATCCGGAGCCAGGTCGTGTTCTTCGATGTAGCGACGCATCAACAACGCTTTCATCGATGCGGTCATGGAGGCAATCATGGACTGCTGCTCATCACCCAGTGCCGGGTCGTAGAGTTCGTTTGCCAGATAGTACGGCAGAACCGCATCCCATTTCTGCGACTCTTTCTCAATCTGATCTTTCGCGGTGTCAGCCTGCGTGTTGTTCGGTGACGGCAGTTTGACCTCGTAGGCACGGAAGAACTCTTTCAGCACAGAGTCGTACTGGATATGCTCTTCTGAAGCGGTGCGATTGCGATAGAACTCAGGGAGCTTCTCCTCAACTTGACGGATGGCTGCCTGCATACGGTTGATGAGTTCACCGGATGAGTTACAGTAGATGGTCACGTAACGTTTAGCGGACTGCTCGGTGATACGTTGCAGCAGCATGATACGTTTGGTGAACAGCTGGTTCGACGTCCAGCGAGTAATCGCGAAGTCACCTTGCTGGGTCATGTCCACCATGTCTGGTGTTACGAACAGACCCATGTACTGCTCGTTACGCAGTTTCTCAGTGAACTCGTTATCAATCTGCAGTTTACCTGACTGGAACGACTCCACGTCCACGGTGGTGTTAGGTAACCCACTGTGTCCCTGAATCTCGAAGCAGACACCCATTTGACGCAGCGTACGGAACATCTCGGAGGCAGAGGTCACGTCAGTTGGCGTAGCACCTGCTTGCGTGCGCAGATACTCGTCCATCAGTACCGTGGAGTCTTTCTCCGGGTCAGGACTACGCGGGTCAATGTTGATGGAGACCTTAGTGCGTCCGACGGCGTTGTTGACCGACGCCATGAAGTTCGCAAAGTTGGTCATGATACGCAGCGTAGATGTCTGCGTCACGCCATCTAACAGCGATACACCCATGCCGTTGTCGTCGTACTCATACGCGTGATAGACCACCTGTGAAGCTGGGATATAGACCAGGTGCACACATTCGTTGGCAAAGTTACGCGCCATGATCATGTTGTAGAAGGTCTCGTTTTTCCCCAGCTGTACGTTGGCACCCGTCATCCCGTTTTTGATACGGTTAAGGATGTTCTCTTCGTAAATCTGCTGCCACAGGCGAATACGTTCTGAGTTGGACTGTTTCGCTTTGTCGTAGTTGTAACCGGAGTTCAGAATCTGCGTCTGTTGCAGTAACGTCGACGTCAGGTTCATGGCATTGGTGTTATCAATCGCCCCCATGCCTTTGTTGACGTTGTTCTGCATCTCCGCCACGAGGTCAATGGCGTAGCCATTGGAGTCCAGTGCACCGATATAGCCCAGGTGCTCATCAGGGTTACCTGGAGAGAACGCGGGAATCAGTGATGACGTACGCCAGGTCTGCACAGTTGGATGGCCGATGGAACTACGGCTGGCATCCTGTGCACTGCCGATAATCGCAATCTGACGCTGACCTTGAATACGCCCGCCGTTGGAGTTATAGAGCGTCTCACGCAGGCGACGGATGTCAGAGACTTTACTGTCCCCTGAACGGTGGACGTAATCCTCGCGTGCATAGCGATTCAACGCTGCACGGTTGACGTTTGTCCGCACGGATGAGCGTACCAGGTCAGTGATAGCGCTGCGGCGGATGCTGTCTTTCAGTATGGGCATCTTGAGCACGGAGATGTTATCCGTGATAGACGCCATGTCGTTAATGCGGGTGCTGGTTACCCCGACGTCGATATGGAATGCGGACTCCATCGAGACCTTCGCACTGCCAAATGGACGTGGCGACTCCTGACGGGCTTTTGCCTGTTCCATGGTCATCACGTCACCGAGGATACCCACTGGACGGAAAGTACGACGGTCATCATCGAGGATGGTGTTCTGGTACTGTTCCGTTGTGTACTGCCCTGTGTGGTTAATCATGTCGTCAATGACGGATTCAGGGATAATCACACGCACCGCAGCACCTTCATCGAACAGGGCTTCTGGGTTCATTCTCGTGAACTCTTTATCCAGGTCGATGTAGGTCGTGAAGTGTTCACGCACAATGTCCAGCAACGGGTTAGTAATCGCTCCCGGCAGGTCGGTGTCACCTACACTGTGGGTGAAGCCACCGGCATCCATGTCCAGTGGGGACATGATAACAGATTGAATCATGAAGCGGATGAGGCGGATATCCGGCTGCAGCTCCATGATGGTTTTGGCATCGAGGTTCTTTCTGGCTCGCTGCTGCAACAGTTCAGAGAAGATAGTTTCGGAACTGACAGAGACCCCTTGACCCGGCGTCCCGGTTTCGTGCATACGGTCACGCGTGAGCTTTGAAGCTAGCGCTGCCGCACGTGGGTTCTGTGCCCAAAAGTCTGTGCGTACAGAGGCTACTTTCACAGCGGCGTCATTGGACTGTTGACGGTTTTTTCTTAACATATACGGAAACCTTTTACTTAGCAGGAGAGATGGGGATGGCCAACCAGACACAGGCTGCGTATTTGCGGGATATCGTGCAGTTGACGGATACACTCGTCATCAAATGCACCGCAGATGCGCTGGCACTCAACCAGTCGTACCGTGATTATCACCAGGTCGACTTCTCGGAAACACCAGAGGCACAGTGGCCTTATTATCTCCACCTCGCAGGCAAGTACGTTAAGGGGTACGATACCCCGATGACGGTAATCTCTCAGGATACCCGCGAGGAAATTGCATTCACATACGAAAACCTACAAATCCACTTGGCTACGAAAAAAGCCTACTGGATAGGGTCACCTGCCTATCGTGAACTGCTCTCCCGCTATCCATTACAGGATGGATTGATTCGCGGGATTATCAACCCAACCCCACCAGAGGTGGCGTTAGCGGCGAAGGACTGGGCAATCCTCAACTGGGACACCAGCCTGGTGGAACCGCAGGAGACCAACCTGATACCCGAGCTGCAGCGCCGCATTGATGCCATGACGCTGAACTACTGGCATGCACGCTGGACGCTGACCAACGAACTGTATGCCGCAGGGTATATAGCGCAGTTGATTTTCGCCATCCCTCGCGAGATTCAGAACATCCGCTTGATGAACTGCGGGTCGCGTTATGTGCATAGCTATCACCTCTGGGGACTGCTCGGCTCCTATGGCCGCCTGGACCGCTGGCGTAACTACTTGACCAACGACCAGGCAATGTGGCTCTACCGTAACATTGCGGTACTGTTCAACAACGTCGGGAAGACCTCCACATTCCAGGCGCTGCTCGAGAACATCCTCACCGTCCGAGGTATTCCGTTGACGCATCAGGAAATCCAGCACGACGTCGGGTCAATGCCGGATGAGATATACCCAACACCACAGGTGGCGAAAATTCCACTGAACGTGTATGCCGAAGCGCCAACCGGGATTGTGACCACCACCATCGAGAACGTACTGACCTCAGAGCAGCCACTGGCACTGGAGAACTCGAAGTATCTGGCGAATGAACTCTACAATGTGCCGATTGCTGCCCGTAGTGCATTCGTGAACCAGTTACCGACCAAAGTCCTCGAGTCCTCGATGACGGACCTGACCGATGACATCCCGGTGAAGCTCACGAACACCGTGTACAACACCTGGGTGTGGGCAGTTGCAGATGGACGTTATACGGCGGACGTGTCGTTTATCGACCCGACGACCTCGACGGTCATGCGTGTCACGGCAGCGGAAGCACTCATCCTCTGGGTCTACTTGACGGCACGCGCATACGGGGCAGAGCTGGTCAATATCCCAACGCTGATGACCCGTGGGGTGATGCGCCCACTGATACCGTCCTATGATGA